TTATCCTGTCCAAGTCGGGATAGAACAGCCACCTGTCGTTATCCTTCAACTCGTTACGGACAATATACAACGCCTGGTTGTACAGGTTATTCGTAACACGGCAGATAGCGCAAAGCCTGTCAGAATGGTTGATGTCAAATTTATAAACTAATTGCATATTAATCAGTATTATGTACTATTATATAATAGTGTAAATTTGTTCCTTAATGCCACTACAAATAAAATCGGATGGAGGAAAACCCGAAATATGGCAAAAAAGATAAACCTCCATCCGCAAACAAAAACAAGAATTTAATCAATATAAGCAAAAACCACACATTTCTGATAGCATTGCAATACTAAAATGGCAAATCATCCCGTCTTTCAGGCTGAACAGGTACAGGTGATGGAGCTTGTGCTGGTTGCGGCATATCTATCTTAAAGCACCCAACTTCATTGTAATATTTACCCTGGTATTCTCTTGCTCTGATTTCAAGATGGGCAGTAATGGTATCACCCTCTTTCAATTGAAGATCACACAGGTTGCCCATTACATAGAAATACACTTCTTTGGCATACATAGAACCAATTTCCTCAACGAGAAAATTTCTCTTTTGCCAAGGATTACCTGCCTTACTTGTACCAGTCTGTAACTGACCTACTTTCTTTACTTTACAATTTAATACTAAATCCATTTTTTTTATTTTTTATATTTTTCCTCCTTAATCTTATCCAATTCTCTCATTGCGGACAGCCTTCTTTTGTGAGCGTCCACCCTTGTCCAGAAAACTTTCCAGCTAACTTCCTTACCGTTAGTGGTGTTCTCTTTAAGTATCTTGCCACATTTTAAAATCTCGTTGACAAGATAATCATACCGTTCTTTATCGTAAGAATATCTCATGCGACAAAAGTAATATTAAAAAATAAACTAATACAGAAAACAATAATAAAAATTGTTAATCACACAGTTAATTCTTCCTCTTCCTCTTTCGACAATGCTTCCACGTCACCATCTTCACCTTTAGGGAAATACAGTTCGTCAAGATAATTGCTCGCTTCACTCTTTTCAGTGAAACTCTTTATAACACTCCCCCGTTTGCTAACGACACGGTAACTAATATTATCCTCTGCTACAACTTTGTAACAATTTAAATCATCCACATCTACGACATCGGGAGCATTATCATCAATACGCATCATGCTCAATATATGAGAATACTCATTCACCTTCACCGTACAGGAAAAAACATTAGGAACTGGTTCTACTATCAATCCGGCATTTATCAATGAATCAAAAACAGAACGTCTAGGTTTGTATTTCAGTTGCCTCCTTATAAACTTCAACGTTATCATATTATCTCCCCTCTGTGCGGATAATACACACAAACGTAATACCCGTAACGCATCAATACTACATAGAGGCGAAAGGTACTTGTACAACTGGACAGGAGTAAATTTATGGTAATAATCAAATACTCCCTCTTCCTCTATTTCCTTTATACGCCTTTCCCTTTCTTTATTCCTTACCGTCAAATTAGTGGCTTTCCTTACCGACATAGACTATCCTTTCCATGTATCGTTTTCCTTTATCCATTTACGTTCATCATCACTAAGATCACCTGTTGATTCACGATGATATACACACTTGTTGCATAACCCTGCCTTGGCACGGACACACTTGTCGCAATCGTATGGGAAAAACGCTATAGTTGTCTTGTCATAAAAATCCTCACTAGCATCATCGTCAGAAAGCCATCCTTTGAACTTTGCAAGCATATCAAGTGCACCTTTCACATCCTTAAAATCAGCAGTATCTATATCAGAACGCTTTAGGAAACTTTCTATAAGACTTATCGCATCTTCAAATTCAAGGTTATCCTTGTTTATCAAAGTCTTTGTCTTTTCCTTATTCTCACCTTCCAATACACGCCTCATGGATGGTGTCACATAATCGGAAGCAAGCATGGAAGATTTGGCATAATTGACAATCTGTGTTATCCTTGGAGAGTTCACCCATTGCTTGGCTTTCATAAGCAAAGAACGCTCTGACATACCCTCGTCAACAACGTGTGTAGCCTTGTAAAACAAGACAGGATTGGTATCTATGACATAAGCGGACGCAGCCCATAACTCCATCTCATTCGCATCATCAATATGCTTTGCTATATCAATCTTCTTCTGTTTTTCATCGTCAACAAGAAGATTGTTACTAAGGGGAAGTTTACCCCATCCTTTATTCAAACCCATTACCTTTCCTCCTTTATCCTAAATTTTATCTCCCTTACTCTCTCGTCAAGTTCAGAAGAATATTTTAAAAGATTGTATATGCTACTCCTGTCAATACATAGGAAATCAGAAATTTCAGACATACTTAAACCCATGTCACGCATGACACAGCACACAAGCGCACGGTTCATCACAATATCATGTTTTCTGCTTTTCCTGTTAACATCAGTATCGGAGAGTCCGCTTGCCGCTAGAACTCTCCTAAAAATCAAAGCGTTGTCAGCCTTTTTCCCCATTTTTCACATTCTCCTTGTCCACTATCAATTGCATTATATCAGCGTAACCAGCCAAATCAACCATATTGTCACGCTTTTTATGGAATCCCTGTCTGCATAGCTTTACAGCTATCTGTACAGCAACACAGTCATAAGGAGATAATTCCTTTCCAGTAATCAAAGAAGCCATCTTGGAAATGTTTTCAAAATTGACTACTGCATCGCCATAGTCAGACTGTCTGCTATTGCTACGGATATCCTTTGCTTCATCAAGGATGCTTCTCTCTTTGACATGATCAACATAAGCAATACAATCCGAGAAAAGAATATACTCTTTACCCTGGTCATCCGCACAAAGAAACTTTTCACCATTCTCAAAACAGTATTTAACAGTGACAAATTTACCGAACACATTTGACTTGCTTACAGAATCTTCACCGTGAAGTGAAATGTATTTATCACGGTTTATAATTTTTACCCTACTGTTCAACGTAACTCCAATCATAACAAATCACCTACCTTTATGTTATCCGCATCCTTTTTATCAGAAAAGAAAATACGATCATACTTCGTTTCACCAAACTCAACAAACATGGCTAAGATAAAATACTTGTTCAGCACACTATCATAACCCTTGTCGTAGATCTTGTTTATCTTTTTTGTTTTCATCTCTTTTCGCATTTAATATCCATACTGTCACCTCCCATCATCATCTTCAACGTACATGTATTGGACATCAGTTCAACAATATCGTATCTTACGTACTCATGTCCATCAACATAACATGTAATGGTTTTTCCAGAAATATCATAAGTACCGTAACCATTCCCAAAATAGCCCCTTCCTACATAAGTACCATCCTGATTGAACTTAGCGTAAGTAGGTCTTATCATAGGATACCATCTACCATCCACTTTTACCTGAACAAGTTCCCATGTCCCGATAATAGCATCCTTGTATTCATCATCCTTATCATCGGAACAACTACACAACCCCAATAACACTATTGAAAAAATAGCTAAAAATAATAAAAATTTCTTTCTCATTTGCCTAAATTATTTGTGGAACCAAAACCTCCATCACCCCTATCCGTTGAATCAAGGCTTTCAACCTCAACAAATTCAACCTCAATATAATTACTGAAAAGAAGCTGAGCAATTCGCTCCTTTGCGGCAATATAGAAAGGCTCTTTCTCAAAACTCTTCACTATAACACCTATACAACCGGTATAGTCACAATCAATAACACCATCCAACACATCTGCGTCATGATACTTCCCGTCAACGCCAATAATACCTTTCAGAGAAAATCCACTTCTCGGCTTGATAATAGCCTTCATATTTGATGGCATCTGAATGGCTATACCAAGTTTAATCAGATTACGACCTTTTCTAATCAACGTGTTGTCAGGAACATACAAATCATACCCGGCAGCACCATCAGTTTTTTTTTCGGGAAGAACTGCATCCCGTCTTAATTTTACAAATTTTACTTGATTCATTTTTTATTTCCTTTTCTCTTTAAATCATACATAGCGCATTCCCTGCTTCGATAAATCTTGCTTGCAGGATAAATCACATCATTGACAATAACAAAGCCGACAACAGGATCTGTAATTGGAACAACTTCACCATCAACAATAGTAAAATTATTCTCGGATAAAAGCCTTCTCATGGCAGCAATCTGTTCGAGAGTAGCCTTTGATATATCATAGTTGTTAGAAAAGTTAAACTCTGAATTACAGATAAGAGTATTCTTGTCCTCATACAAAAAATTAGCTTTCAAACCACCATTATTGATAAACACATAATCCTTGACATGTCCTGTCCTGCTCTTAGCAAACAGGAAATCTCCTTTCTTGAAATCGTCAATCTTTACCAACTCGTAAGTACAATCGTCAATCTTATTCAATATATACCCATTAGGCAGTTTTATTACACTTGCATCCGTCTTACCCATTTCTTTCCTCAGTATTTAACCGAAATGCAGCTTCCCTAGCCTCATTCTTAGTTCTATACAACTCTATTTTTTCAAACATACGACCATCATCACAGTCATACGTACATAAGGTGACAGCCCACATATTACCACGCGGAGAATAGAAATACCTGCCGTAATCCTTTCCCATCACCTTACCGTCAATCCTTATTTCTCCTTTATTAGCCATAACACGACTTATTTCCTCACCCCAAACTTTTTCCTAAACTCATCAATAGAGCACGCTATTCGCTGACCAAGATGGTCTACATACAAAACAGCATCTTTAATCATTTTATCATTCTCACTAAGCATGTGGATAACACTGTCAACTACACACTCTTTGCCGCTACCTAATTCAACATACTTATTACCCATGACAATGCAGTCTTTTTCCTTCAAAGGAACAATACGTTCAATCTTGCCTTCGCGATATTTTTTCAGTTTTTCAAAGAACTCACGGTGCATGACACGCTCGTTCTCATCCATCACATGATAAAATTCACAGCAAATACCGTGAACATTATCTACTGTATTAATCTCATCAAGGTTGTCAATAACATTCTGCAATGCGTCAAAGAAATTCACATCATGCTCATCCGATACTTCTTCCATCATTCTATCAATGGAAGCAATAGCCGCGTTCTTGAAATCAATATCGTCACAACGAAATCCCAAAGAGATATAATTACGCAAGGAAAGAAGGTTTTCCTTAAAATCAATTCCTACTTCAATGTCCATTCTCTAAATTCTTTAATGTTAATACTATTCAAATTATTAATAACAGCATCTCCGATATCATCGTTATGCTTCAATCCAAAAGACAGGATAGGGTGTTCCCACCATCTTGCCACACGTCCTTTGTCACCCCACAAAGATATAGCTTTATTATCAAAGTCGGGGAACAAAATAACATTTTTTGGCAATTTATTTCCAAGCTGGTTCATTCCGCCACAAGCTGTCCATACAAAACCGTTACCGAAAGCCATAGAAGCTATTATGGCGGTTTTCTCCGATTCAACCATACAAGTTATCGCATCGCTGCAATACTCCCCTAAAAACGGCTTAAAAAAGCCACGATGGGTAAACCCTTCTCCCGTAGTAAACTTCCTGAAAGCATGGGTTTCCTTCTTCCTGTGCCCGTTCACCCCATATCTTATCCTGTTGTCATGGCACACGTTACCATCCTTGTCGGAATACCAGAACACAGCGGATTCCCTTCCAAGACATCCTACCTTATACCTTGAAAACACATCATTAACGGAATCAACACCGAAAACACCTGAAAGGTACTCGTACAGGTTATTACCCTTCCAATGCCCGGCATCGCTAAGCCTGTCAACATACTTCACATCAACAAACCTTGATTCCTGTCTACCCGAATCATACTCCCTCTCGTAAAAATCCTTCAAACTCATCCTGCAACCTTCCGGGCTTGACAGAATCCTAAAAGCATCAGAAGCACTACTGCAACCGGGAAGATAAGACACGAGAAAGTCAAACAGGTTGACAGAATCACCGCCCTGCTCGGTAACGGTAATACTGCCCGACTTGTTCATATAGAAAACCAGCTTGTCTTTCCTGCTATGGCTCTCCAGATTTATCCGGGCAGGCAACGTCCACCGCTTACCCCTACGCCTTAAAGGAAGCCCAAGCACGGTATCAAGATTGGCAAATATATATTCATAATCAATGGAACCCATGCTACTTGAAATTACGCCATCCCTGTTTCAAATCCCTAAAGAAATCACTCAACGTATAACGATAACCATCAGGATACCCCAATGAACTTGACAGGCATGAAACATACCCGTAAGGTTTTTTACCGTCACTCCATCTGTACATCATCTCAGTAGGAACCATAAACACAAGAAGAACAAAAACAATGTCAATGTATATAAGAAACATGACAAAACGAACAAAATATCTCATAATCATTCCTCAACCTCCCCTAAAAGAAGTTTCTTTGCATAACGCAACGCAAACTCCCAATTGTAATAAAACGTACCTAGCAAATCAAAAAACAGGCTATACACGGCATTCTTGTCACCATCGGGAACGGAATACATGATATCATCCATCATACGGATATCATCACTAAACCTGGCATTCTTTGTCGTATAACGCCACAAACCGCCAACAGCAAGTATCTTGGCGTGTTCATAAACATGACCGTCAATGGAATATACATCACAAACGTAGTCATTAAACCAATCCTCATTGTTAAGCACACCACTAACAGGGCTTGCCGACAAAATCATATTAACAAACACACCAAAATGACAATACTGCTCTATCTTACCCGAATCATTGTCAAACTCAACCTTGAAAGCATCCTTGCCGCTCTCATTAATACTGGAAACCATGTCACTTACGTAAAGCGTCTTTAACCACTGGCTGAAATTATACCTTTTCAAACCAGTCCTGTTACGAGCTTCATTTATCGCACACTGGGTATCAGACACACATGCATACCAATCAGAAGTAACACGAATACTTCTATCAAATAAAACAATCTCTTTATTATCCATATACAATAAAATTTTTCAGCAAAAATACATATTAAAGTAATATGGCAAAAATAATAACAGTTAAACAATATTAAACAGACAACCTATTATCTTTCCATTTTTTAGCTTTCAACAAACCAACACGGACAGCTTCATTGTTATTCCATTTAAAAATGTCACACATAAGAGATATATATTCATGAATCTTATCTCTATACAACAACTGTTCTTCTGTTGCGTGTTGCCAATCTGTTGTTATACCACATTCTTCTTTTATCATAGTGCACAATAAAGACATAGCTTTTGAGAACTGGCTTTTATTGGAACAATTATTATACAGCGCACCAGTCATTTCCTTAAATGAATCACCGCTATCATTACGATATTCAAGAAGTTTGTCGAATAACCATTCATACACCTCAACTTTTAACTTTGGATTTATAGCCAACGCCAAATCCAAGAATAAAAAAGGATGAATCCATGTATGATGCCCTCTACCCCTTCCACTGATAATAGCAGTACCATACTTTTTTTCTAACTCTACAATAAACTCTCTTGTATTATTGCTTTGCCGCCACTGATAAAAATTAAATTCAGGAAACCCATTATTAATTCTCCAAGCATTACCAGCTTTAACCAAATCGGTAGCAGACAAAAATTCACTTTTGCTTTTTTGGGAAATCTCATGCCCAAAAAGAATTCTTTTCATTTCAACTTCTGTTTTCATAATAAAAGTGTTTTAAAATACAATGCAAATATACATACTATTTATTATAAAAGCAAATATAAAACACTTTTTTTCAAAAGACATTTATTTATTATAAAAAAAACATCACTTTAGAACGGCAAATCCTCCTTCATTATATCATCAGCCTGTTGCAGAAGGTATTCGTCAGGATTATACTTTCGTCTTAGGACAACCTGAAACAGCCTGTTCCTGTTCTCATCCCACGCGGAAGTGACGGAATAGCCTTCCTGGCGTATCATGTCAACCATCTTTCTCTTGCTGTAAGGTCTTACACCACAGTCATTGCAGTATGATATGTATTTCACATACAGGTCACGGTCACGGATAGCCGATTCCTCAATATCTCCCGAAGAATCATACCCCGAATCGTAAAGATACGACAGGACACTGTTGGAATCACGTCTGGCATTCTCCGTAACGGATTCTATCGTATAGCTTTTCGTAAACTCACCCTTGTTCTTCACAAACCGTCTTGCACCCTCTATTATCCAGTTGATAATAGCTGCCGATTCCTTTGACAGCTTCAACGGAAGCGACCTGTCTTGCTCCGATTCCTTGAACACACGATAGAACGGAATGACAAGGGAGCGTCTGAAATGACCGTAAGTCTGGTCCGAAACAGAAGGCATCTTGTTAAGGTTGGCCATGAAAGGAGGCATCATGTCGGCAAGGAAAGGCTCACCGAACGGAAGGCGTGCCATAGTAGGCTCACCGGATATGAACTTCTTATACTTGCCACCGCTCACATCCTTCCCACCCATCTCGGAAGCGTAGTTGAGCAGCTTGCCGTTTATCATAGCTATATTGTACTCGCAAGTAGACTTGTCACCCGACAGGTCAGCCATCTCCATATAAGAAACATTATCCTTCCCTAGCGCGTTGACAACAGCGTCAAAGAACACCGACTTACCGTTACTACCACAACCGAGAAGGTAACACATCTTCTCCATCTTGATCTTCTTCCTGTCAACAAAGGCACACCCCACAAACTCCTGCAAGGCATCCTGGGTGTCCTTCACAGGAATCACATCGTCCAAAAACTTCTCCCACAACGGGCTGCGCGCCAACGGGTCATAATTTATATTGATACGTATGCACGATTCTATCATGGGAGAGAAATCGAACGTTTCCATCGTTTCCGTGTCAAGGACACAATTGTCAAACGTGATGAAGTTACGCTTGGGGTTGAATATCTCATGCGTCACGTTCTTCACGATGGTACGGTAGAAACGCTCGCTCGTATCGGTCATGTACAGTTCGCTAAGACCGTTTATGCGACACAAATCCATACACAGGCGCATCAGATCCTCCTTCATCATGGGAACGAATATCTTACCGTCAAAAGCCATAATGGAACCGCTCCTGTGGCGTCTGAAATTGCATTCCCTGCACGCATCCGCTATGTCCATCTCAACCATAGCGGATATGGAACGCTTCCACTCGCCTTCATCCCTTGCTTTACGGAAGCCGCGACCACCGCCCTTGTCCGCCAGCTTGCCCATTACGGAATCAAGGATGTATTCATAAGAAGCCTTTGCAGATTCAGCGACAGTCATTTTCCCCTCCTTTCTCTACCGATTCTACCGATTCTACCGATTTCTCCCGGTCCACAACCTTCCCGAACATCACAACGGGATACAGGTCATAATCGTCCGTTGATATGTCTGGGCGTGCGTCCATATCATCAAGCGAAGAATACACGTCCGCGATGTGTTCCAGTTTCCTGCACACGATGGAATCACGTCTTATCCCATAATACTCTATAAGGTCAGTCATGTACTGTATGGTGATGTCCTTGAACCATGTGAACGCATCGTCACGTGTCCTTGCCCCGTCACAGCAGGTATTGAACGTGTACCCGAAACGCCTCATCTTCACGAAGTAGCTGTTCCGCCACAACGACACCGACTTGTCCATCTCGTTTCCTGCATTGCGTATGGCGGTGACAATGCTTCCCGGCATGAGAGCGCACCGTGAAACGCGAGCGGCGGAAGGCTTCCCGTTCGCCCCGGTCCCATCCACCATATCCACATCGGGCACGAACCTTAGATCATCCACGCTCCTTCCGCCCACAACAGATGTGTCATGCCGCATGAGATAGTCGGCATCCACGATATGACCGTATTGCCTTACCTGGTCCTCGCACCACGAAGCAAATCTCCTTAACGACCGTTTCCACTCGGAAGGAAGCACATACCCGTACCTAGAGCATATCTCCGCTATACGCTTCCTCTCCTTCTCCCATTTTCCCTTCATCTTCCTCTCGTACTCCAGCACCTCACCCTCCACGCTGACACCAGCGACCTGTGCAGCCATAGACTTTGCAGTTAAAGGTACTGGCACACGCTTGATGAATGACGCTTCCGACACAAGAACCGTCCTAGTACCGTCCTTCAACGGCTCGTCAAGTTTGAGGAAACACTGCCTGTCCGCAACGTTGACGAGCGTAACCCATCCGAACAGCCGTGTCTGAACCCTCATCCCCTTGTACCAACGCTCCCTGTCTGGCATTGCATCGGACAGGCATACGACACGCCTTGATTCGGGCAATCTAAGTTTAATCTCTATTTCTTCTTCCATATTTTACACACACATTTTATATGATTTCACCTGCAAATATAGCGCAAAAAACAATACGAAAACAATTAGTTAAATTAATTAACCGCAAATGTTTACGTGGTTAACAAATGCGTGTCAAGAAAGATAGTTTATCTTATTTTACACAAGATTTTTTACTTTCACGTCCACAGTATGATTTGAATAGGAAAATTAAAAAATGTTGATTGTTGTTATTTTTTACTTTTGTCATAATTTTTCTCATTTTAGTTAAAATGATTTAACTATAATTTTTTATTTACTTGTTATTTTCTACGTTAAGAAATGTAAAATTGACTTAATTTAACATAAAATAAAAAATCTCAACACCGATAGTTGCATATGCAACTAATTGATTCGGGAAAATTCGTAAAAAACCTACGAAATTCGTTGATTTTTCGTAGACTTCGTAAACTCTTCGTTTTTCAACACTTGTCAAAAAACTAGCGCAAATTAGATGATAAATTACTGAAAACAAGCTGTTTAGTCTTGTCAAAAAAAATTGAATCGTAACCCTATACGAAAAAATCCCCTATTAATTTACGTATTAAATGTTAAAAGTAATATATATTTACAACATATACATACACGTACACCTTACATACTCTATTACAATACATATACATACACAATACATACATAACACATACGCATACAGACACCAAAACTGCATACGTAATTTAGTATAGATACATATCAAAACGACGAAATCAACGAAGATTACTGTAAACCAATAACTTATACTGCAAAAAAAGACATAAAAAATGCAACCATACCTACGAAACACACCGAAAAACCTACGATTTTCGTAACTTTTCATGTAAAGATTTATCTGATTTTGTTGAAAACTACCGAAAATACACATCCAAACCGCAAAATCAGCCATCCGAGCAAAATTTGGAGAAAAAAAATTTTCAGAAAAAAATTTATCGGGAGCGACACACCCACCGCGGAAACTCCATGAAAGGGGGTACTGCACTGATTTCCAGGCAATTACGTTCTATTAATCACCCGGATATATACTATTTGTAAATAAAAAGAAATTCTTTTCTACGAGAATCGAATTTTGAAATCTTTACAAATAAAGTATCTTTACAGATGACTTCTACGAAGATTTCGTAATTCCTTGATTATCAGACACTTACAACCAAATTTAACACAAATTAACATTGAAAAATCTTGAAATTAAACATAATATTAAGCTAAAACAGGTCTTGCGTGGTCTGATCTGTTAATATTATGCAATATTAATTTAAAATATGTATATAAACTGTATTGATTTTGCAAAAAACGGGCTTAATTTATAATGAATGTTAACAAAATATACAAACTAATCAAAAACGCTGTATGTTTGCAGTGTCGGAAGGACAAAGAGATACTTGACGTATTGAAACAGCTTGCTATAGTGACAGTATAGTACAGATCCGCAAACCAGGATAAGCGGAATATAAATAGCGGTGTAGCTAGCCACGATGCAGAGGCACGGAATGTTAGATAAGGGCGATAACGTTTTAGTGCGATATGTGATTAGCTCCTGATACGATATAATATAATGTATGTGCGTGTGTATCCTATACATAAGCCTTAATACTTGTCCGTTATGCGCGGAACGTATAAATAAGCCGTAAAAACTACGATACGTACATATTGTAATGTAGCTACCATATCTAATTGGTTGGTAACGGTTGTAAGCCCGTATAGATACAGAACACAGTATAAACTTAATACATAAATTATATAATTATGAAGACTTTAGGAAAAATTATGTCGGAGATTAAAAAAGACGGTGTAATCACTAAGCAACAATTACAGTTGTTAAAGAACCGATCTAACAAGCAGCAAGAAGATCTTATAGACTACGATTGGTTGGAAAGTGTCGGAGATGGCTACGGCATCCCATTAACAGAGGAACAAGGCATCCAGGGCTTGAATTGGTTAAAGAAGTTCATTAAAAAGAATGGAGAAAGTAACGTATATGGACATAGAGAGATTGAAATAATTAATAACGCTTCTTCATCTGACTTCCTTTTCAAAGGGTTTTATGATGCCGGGAACGGTTGGTTTAGATACTTCCTACCTATCTACTGTCTCAACGGGATGGAATATATACCCATGAAAAAACCTTATATAATTGGTTGATCGGTGTTGTGATATTCATTTCCGGCACCGACTGGGATAAGCTATGAGAATTTATAAACAAAAATTTTAAAGGATATGGAAAGAACAAAGACACCCGAACAATTAAACAAGCAATGGAAGCGAATAAGCCGATATACAAGGCAGCGCGGCAAGTTCATGGACTATTTCGGAATATACGTACGTTATAGCAACAGTATGACAAAGTATTTAGGCTCTTCCCCTTATTGGAATATGAAGACTGGATACCAATATACAGAGGAGAATAATGCGCCTGTCCCTGTCCGTATATATACAGCAAGTTACTAATTTAAATAAGATAATGATATACATTTTCCTTGTAGAATCGTTGTTTGCGATAACAAATTGGATCGTGTGTGGGACATTGAAGGTGATGACTGAGTACAACGGTTTTTAAGCCGAATTATCCGCCAAAGGTTCAACGCCTTGCAAGTGGTGCAAGTTCCACGGGCGGAACTATTACTAACAATTAAATGATTGAATTATGAAACGAATTGAAATTTTGGCTTTATTATCATTAAGTCTATCATCATGTAGTGAATACTTCGATAAACAACAAAGTAAGAATGAACTAAAGAAAAAGTATTCTTTCGCATTAAATTACTATGTTGAAAGATTGTCCGTTATTTGAATCATACAGAGATAGTATCAACAAGTACACAATACTTTCAAATGAACTTGATTACTAACTTAAAAACAAAAGAATATGGGAACGAGCAATCAGCTAAGTATTAAGCAAATTATTTGTTTTAACATTATAGCGGCTGAAAAAGTTGCCGGGAATATATGTCAAGGTCTTGCTGTTAAGCTAGGGAAAGCGTTTATATACGATAACCGTGATATTGATGTCAATGAAATCTCATACATTAGTCAACAATGTGAGATTGCGATTCAAAATATATCCGAATTAGGTCTTACGGAAGCCAAGAACAATGAAATGAATAATATAATAGCTAAATGTAATGGGAACGAACAATAAACAATCCATCCTGGAAGGACGTAAATGGGATGTGATAGAGAGTGTTGACGGATATTTTTCCGGGGAAAAGAACGGAGTTATCATACAAGGAACGACAATGAGTGATCTGTATGAAAAATGTAAATCTTTTGATATAGCTTCGGTTATGGAGAAGATTAAGACGGGTGACAATATGAACGACTGGGAAAAACGCTTAATAAAAGTTAATAAAAAGTTGTTGGAAAACCAATAATATATATATTTGTCGTATGAGAAATAAATATGTCACATTTTACAAGGGCTGTACAATAGAGGTCACAGGAGAAAAAGACTTCATGTACCGGATAATAAAAGGTGAACGGATGGTTCTCTTTGTAGATATGTTTTACAGGTCTACAACTGATGCGTTAAATGGCGCAATGAGGTGGGTGGACAATAATGTTAGGAAGGAGTGAATTTATGCTTTTTGGAATTGTTTTTGCTATGATAATGAAAGCTATATGTGGAAATATGTTGGACGATTGATGATTGTCATTGTATGGCTTATTGTGTTACAGATTTTGTCTGAATGTTAAATATGTGTGTATATGACTAAAGAAGAATTTAAATCAAAGAAAGAAATTATCAATTCAAAGATAAGAGAATTGAATAACGAAATGATAAAATTAAAGAAGGAGTACATTGAATCCAATGTGAAGTATCCTATCGGAAGCAAGGTGTGTATTATCACTCCTGCATCTACATATACAAGATTATATAACTTAGAAAGTGTTACTGTCCCCGAAATAAAACAATACGCTTATGTTAAAGATTATATAATTGATTTTCTTGATAATATTAATCCATTGTTTAGCAAGGTGAAGAAAGATGGAACCATGTCGGAGGTGAACTTGTATGTTAGTCTTACGAACGCTACGATAGAACTGGTAAAGGAGTAATTGTTATGGCAAAAATAATGAATTTAGAGGCGCATTGTAGTGAGTGTATATCTGTCCGTTTATGTATTGCATGGCTTTACAAAAGAGAATAACGGCTAGGAAAACTCCTAAGTATTGTAAACACTATAAAAAGAATAAAATATGACTAAGAAGATTGCTGTTGTAGGTTCAATGATAAATTCATCCGAATACCTTCTATTCAAAAATTTGGAAACAGGATATTCCCTTGAACGTTATGATTCTGTTGAGGAAGCTAGAAACAGTGATTGTGATGCTGTTATAGTAACCGATAAGGATAAGATTGATAATGAAGAAACGTCTATTCTATATTACAATGAGCCTGTTGTTGAAGGTTTTGATATGATTTCATTTGATTCACCTAAAACGAAATGCCGTATCAAGGACGATAGGTGTGTCAGAAAGCAGATTGCGAAACGTAGAAAAAGAAACAAGAATCCTAAAACACATAGGAAAAGATGAACACATTTTACGGAATCAGCTTTGCAATATACTTTATACTTATTACCCTTGTATTGACCACATTCATATATGGCTTAAAAAGGGATAAATATAAGTTTTGGAAGTGGGTGATTATAACATTATCTTACTTCATATTTGTTATTATTTACACAATTTTTTGTTTACGGTAATGGAAAAGGTAGAAGTAGGAACCCTTGACATAGACGAACTGTTTGAACACAGGGGAGTAATATACGAAGTTTTATACAAGACGGATTATTGTGTCCGTTGCAAATACCCAAACGACAAATACCGTTACAGGGATATATGGAAATATCTCTATACCGAATTTAGTTTATGGACAAAAGTTAATAAATTATGAAAACACTGGTTTTTGATGTAATGCTTGACGGGCGGTTTGTACATACGTTCAGATACCAATACTGCCCGTTGTTCCCGATAGACGAAGAGGAACTGGAGAAGTTTGTTACCGACAGGCTTCCTACGTTAAAAGGAAAGGATTTTAAAATAGTATTTTAATATGAAACAGACAGTAGAAGATGCAGCGAAGGAGCATCAGGCGCATTTTGAAATATGTGATACCGAAGGTACAATAAGTGGATTTACTAATGGAATGCATAAACAGAGTTATGAATCTTTTATTTCTGGTGTAGAGTGGCAGTCAAAGCAATCTCCTTGGATAAGCGTTAAAGAACGGTTGCCAGAGAAGCCAAAATATGATTGGGTGCTTGTCACTATCCGTGATAAAAGAGATGGCTTTATAGGCCTTCCGCAAATTGGAGAATTAAGGAGTGATGGCTTTTGGCATACAAGAGAAAGTGATGATTTCAATACGGAACAATTCAGACGTGAATATGGAACTACGGACGCTTTAGGCGTTTTACTTCATCAGGAAGTGTTGGCCTGGCTTCCTATCCCGTCTTTCGATGATATACTCGAAGCTAACAGAGATGTACTTGAACGGATTAAAGAGAAAGGAGATTGAGATATGGAAGTAAAGAACGTAGGACAACTTAGAAAAATCATAGAGAACCTTTCCGATGATTTTGAAATAGAGATGCGTATCAGACGCAAATTGACGGATGAAGAATTGAAAAATTGCAGATACCCTTATCCTTACGATACAGAGTATTTAACTTTGGAATTTGACGATATAGGCGTTTCTGACAAAGTATTATGTTTAGGTGTAACTTCTAATGAATGAACGGTATGAAAGTAAAGAACGGAATAATAATAGATGGAGTGTTGCATGAATCATCAGAAGGATTTTGTAATGAATGTTCCTTATGCCAGGAATGCTCTAATCTTTTAGACGATAACTATTGTGCTTTACTCGATTTGGGAATAGGTCAGTGTTTTGTCAGTCGTGGTAAAGTAACGGAGATTAAAATGGAGGAGGAAAAGAAATGAAACAGGTATTGTCAGTTGGACAGATAAAACATTTACAGAAGATTGGAATTGAATTAAGAAATACAAGTATGCTTTTGTGGCATCCACAAATACTTGATGGAATACCTAATTCAGTTTGGGATTTATCGTTTTGGAGTGAAAGCCTATTTAGTGAAGATAATGTGTACCCTGCTTACACCTTACAGGACATTCTCGATAAGCTGCCTTGCTTCATCGGCAATCAAGTGCTGACCATCCAAAAACTTGCAAATAGCTATACATGCTTGTATATGGAACCTTATTCTAGGTCAATAATAAAGATTACAGAGAGTAAAGAACTCATTGATGCAGTCTATGAAATGCTGTGCTGGTGCATTGAAAACGGATATGTTAAAGTTGGGAAGAAGGAATAATTATGGAATTTACAACACAGTGTTTTATACGCAAAAATACTGCTAATATTAGAAATAGATTAAAAGAACTTGGCTATTATTGTAATCCATATTTAGGTTGGAATAATCTATTTACTTGTGTATTTGGAGTTAATTCGGTTTATTCATTGGACGATTATGATACAAATGGTCTTAAAGAAATAGATGGTCTTATTGATTGCGGAACGAATGAAGAACTTTTTCTGGCTATCGCTGCATTAAGGGATGATAGTAACTATATGCAGTGGTTTATAGCAGAATCTTCACTTAGCGTTTCTTTTGGTGATGCTATTGGTAATGACCATTATTTCATAGAACCTAAAGGTAGCTTCTTCTTTTGGGATGAAAATTGGGATAATGCAACCATTATTTCAGGACGTTATCACAAGGCCACCGTAAATGAACTGATTGAACATTTTAAAACAAAGGAGGAACAATGAAAGCAAGAATAAAAAGAAAAATACAAAAACGACCATTTTTATATAATGTAGGACAAGTTTTTAAGGCTTGTGATTGGCTTACTAGTATTCAACGTGGAAATATGGTTTGGCGTAGGTATCGTTCATTTGGTACTATTATTAAATCAGAAAATTAAATATGAAAGCAAGAGTAAAATCAACTGGAGAAATTGTAGAGATTAAGGATTTATATGATGATGGTACTGCATTGGTGGGAAACATGTATATCAAGGTGTCAGAACTTAATTTCTTTAGTGAAAACATTGATTGGGAACAACGTAGGTACGAATTGGCAAAAGACATTATTAAAATTGTTATAGCAAACGACTATGGTGTTAATTCTGATGTAGTCGCTAAATATTCGCTTAATTGCGCTGATGCCCTAATTAAAAGATTAAAGGAGAATAATTATGAATAGCGTACAGACACAAACACTTTCCATTAACGGAGATGGAGGTGGTGAAGCATATATTGACTTTTGCAACGGTCAGTTATGTATTTCAGTTGTCATAGAAGATAAACAGGCGGATTTTCACTTTGAGCCTGTTACTCTAGGAATGTTTGCCCATGCTTACAAGCTGCATTGTGAAGAATGTGAAGAATGTGAAAAGAAGAAAGGAGAATAACTATGAAAGTGTTAAGGGATAAAACTCCTGTCGCTCGTAAAGAGCACAGGTGCAATTTTTGCGGTGGAGTAATTTCCGTTGGAGAAAAATACAACAGACAGACCAATGTTTATGACGGTTGTATTTATGACTGGGTATCCCACTGTGAATGTTCCAAGTTAGCCTGTGAACTTGATATGTTTGATGATTGCGATGAAGGACTTGACGATGATGGATTTATTGATAGACTTAATCAGTATGTTTACGACAATCATTATGACGATAAAATAGATGATATTGCGAAGGATTGGCAATTACCACGTTATGAATTAGTAAAGAAAGTGTTGAATGAATTAAAAAAGAAATAGTTATGACCGAAGAATTTGTAACATTGGAAACAGCAAAGTTGCTGAAAGAGAAAGGGATGTTTACGGATATAGAATTTCCTACTCAATCCGTTGCACAAAAGTGGCTGCGTGAAACCAAGAACCTGCATATCGAAATATCCTATATGTATGAAAACTATTGGACGTATGATATACTGACAATTCCGAGACATGACTTGATAGGATTGTCTGACAGGCCTATTATCCGTTATAATACCTACGAGGAAGCACTGGAATCAGGATTACAGGAAGCATTAAAACTTATATGATTATGAAAACAATTATATTTACAATAATATGTATTATCGCCCTATTATGGGTTGGCGATCTAACAATTACATTTAAGCCGTTTTCCATCTCGTTGCCCGGTTGGCATAAGGCTTTAGGTATCATCCTGTTTGTATTTGCAATGGCGGTGTATAACATTGGAGAATACGCTAAGGGGTACAAGCATGGTTTTGATGATGGGGTAAAGGAATGTATTGAAGCGATTAAGGGAAATGGAAAGAAATGACATTAACTTCCCGTTACTCCGTATATTTAATGGAGTAACGGGGCGATATGAACTTCTTATTGACGATGTATCCATAGATGCTTATGGACGTGTAAGAGATAGCAGTGGTTGTGTGGTAGAATGGTTTACAGGCGTGTTTGACATGAACGGAATACCATTGTTTGAAAACGACATAATCATGCCTGTAAAGGACGGAATAAGCCAATACAGGCGTATATGGAGAACGGTAGGTGGATTTGTGTTAAGCAGAAGAAATGATGTGAAAGGACTGTCCAAATTGGATATGCTTGGTGCGGACTATCTTGTGAACGAACGTGTGCAGCAATACATATCTGATGGTTGCATAAAGGTAGGGTCTGCAACAATTGATCTTGACCTGTTAAAAGGAAGGACGAAAGAAGAAATTATTAGAAACTTATCAAGGAGAGTAAGATGAAAGACAAAATACTAGAGGAAAGTTTGAACAATTTCTACAGGACGTTTCTTATTTGGGTGATAAGATGTTATCCTATATTGTTCTGTCTTGCTATACTTGTCCATCAGTGTGAGGTTATACACTCTGTTAGAACAGGTGATATTATTGAGTATTATGATGGTGATACATTGGAGTATATTCAGTATGCCACTCCGTTTTCGGACAAGTACCTTACCATATTCTTTAACGCCAAACTGTTTAATGCAATATTGTTCTATGTATTGTCAAAGGTATTTTTATTTTGTATATACCATAGAGTATTTGTTATTGAAATGTTGATATACGCAATACTAGATATTGTATTTAATAATGTGGTGTTTGAGGATGTGAGATGCACTATGTTTTATTCGTATATATCAATAGGATTTGTAACTGTATGTTTCTTTATTGCATTGTATCTACATCAACGATTCGGAGATAGGAATATAAATAATCATCAATCTATAACTGATGGTTTTAGAAACTGTTGTAGATTATAATTTCTGTTTTCCTGTTGGCTGTAATCCTCCCGTATTCTTCATATTTATCTTGACCTTTATGGGAGATGCCTTTTTATTTGATGTTACCTTAGGGGATTTAACATTAACCCTAATCACTTTCTTTACCATATATTACTCATTTTAATTGTTTTGCAAAAATAATGATTTTTTTTGGTAGTATGAAAACTTTATGTATCTTTGCGGTGCGATAGTTTTTGGACTTTTTTGTTTTATAATGATAGCTGCTACCTAAAATATAAGCAGAGGTTTCTTCATACATTTTTCATAAGTCTAATGTATAACTGTCGCAAGTTGAAGATATCTCTGCTTCTTTTTTTTATTTATGCGACAGTTTAATGAAAACTATTTAAGCGTGAACAATAGTACCGCTAAAACAGCGTTGGCACACGAAACGGGCGAAATTATGGTTTATGAACATCCTTTGTTTGGTAAAATTCGCATGTTTATTCAAAATGGTAAAAGTTGGTTTTGTGGATTAGACGCTGCAACATCTTTGCAGTATTCAAATCCGTCAAAAGCTATTTCAGATCACTGTAAACCATCCTCCATAACGATTCGGGAAGTAGGGGTACAAACTGGATTGAAAGCGGATGGAACTCCAGCTATACAAATGAAATCAATGAAGTTTATTAGTGAAGGGAATATATATCGCCTGATTGCTAAAAGCCAAATGCCTAGAGCTGATGAATTTGAAAGTTGGATATTTGATGAAATTGTTCCATCAGTTATAAATACAGGTAGTTATTCTATACAGGACGGATTACCAAACTTCAACAATCCTGCCGAAGCTGCTAGGGCTTGGGCTGATGAGTATGAAAGGAATCAAGCATTAACCTTGGAAAACAAGGAGGCAAAGCTACAACTAGAATTAAAGACGGAACAACTAGATGAATCCAAGGAATGGTACAGTATTAAAAGATGGTCAAAGGAAAACGGTGTAAACTGGAGAAAGGTTAGCTGGAGAAAGATGAAAGTAATATCTTACGAGCTAGGTTACGAAGTGAAAAAGATTTTTGATGCTAACTATGGACAGGTTAATATATACAATGTAAACGTATTTAAGGCATACTTTAACAAATGTGAATAAATAATATGTATTTTAAAATGTTTGATAGTATGTCATTTTATTGACTATATTTGCATCATGTTTGAGTGTAGAAGCAAGCATATTAATAAAAGTTTAGGGGGAAAGCGTTCCCCCGATTTTATTAACCATTAAGCGATAAGACAATGAAAAAGTTTTTAGAAATAATGATGATTGTATTCTGTCCTTATATTGTTATATACAGGCAGAAAAGGCAAATCAGATTATTGAAAAGCGATATGAATTACGCTAGTCAATTTTGGAGTATTGAAAGAGATCCAAAAAGCGTAGACTATGACTAGATTGTAAGAAACGCATTTCATGTTAAACCTATTTTTTCTTTATGTGCCAAAAACAAAAGACCATGATTCTACTAGAAATTTTTCAAAACTGCTTTATTGTAGGGTATGATGGAAAGAAAATACCCTTTGTAAAAGATGATTTCCTGTTTAGTGATACTGGGGAAAGATATATTTTGACCAACAAGGAAAACAGTGAACAGGTTAGCCTACCGAAGCAATCGACAATAATAATTAAACATAATATTTTTCATGAAGGTATTGATTAGAAAGGATTCAAGCGACATAAGAAACAGACTTGAACGGTTAGGGTACACCGCTTCCGATAAATCGTTGGATGGATTTGGTGATGGCATATTTGTAGACAAGTCAGATAATACTTTTCACGTAAAATCAGAGTGGAATGTTATTTATATGTTTCTTGAAACAGTAGATTGCGGAGATGACGAGAATATGTTTTTTGATTTTGTAGAAAACGATATAACGTCAATAACGCCAATGATGTTAGGTAAGTATAAATCTTTAATAAAAATTGGTGACTTTCCCATAATTAATACATCTAGCATTAAAGATGTGTTATACCGTGAAGATAGAGAACATAACATCATAGAAGTTATTGTTGTTTCAATATATGGGTTAAAGTTGAAAAGCGTAAAGGATGTTGACTTTTCAGACCCTAATGCGGATACAATAATAGCATACATGAAATCGTTGCATAAACAACTAAAAGAATATATAAAGCATGAAATGTAATTTTACCCCCATGGACAAATTCTACCAGATACTGGATTACTACGGTTTGTCTTACACGGAGATTAAGAAAAATCATATCCGTGTGTTTTATGAAAACAAGAAAATGTTTGATTATTATCCGCTTCGTATGAAGCTGTTTGATTACCATGAATGGCATCAGCTTACTTATCCGTTCGTGAAGGGCAAGGAAGATGAATGGGAAATAGAACTTACCATGTTCATTAGCGGAGTGTTGGGAGATGAGATGTTTAAAAAGTTTAAAAACGATTGATTATGGATAAGAAAGAAAAGGAATTTACTCCAAAAGCTATAAATTTGTGTGGAAAACGGAGGATGCTGTCATCCATAAAAGGATGGGAGATTGTTCATTATAACAATTACTCTAAAGGTACAGCCAATGTTCAGCCTGTGGACAAACTGAGAGTAACACTTTCAGGGCGTGAAATAATTGAGTATGTCCTGAAAGATGGAGATAAAACGATTGAAAAACTAGACAGTTATTTCGGATTGCTATGATGATAAAAGTAGACATACCTGAACCGTTCATAGACGGTGACAATACGATGGTAAACATCACGTCTGATTCATTCTGTTATTCCAGCATTGATTCACGTTATGAAGGATTTCAGAGTTCCTACAAGGACGGGAATATGAATCAGAAGATACAGGGAAAACTAGAGATAATTGCGGACCAGTTTAAAGAACTTATAAAAATAATAGAAGATGGAAAGACATTTGTTAATACAGGAGTGTGAGAGAGAGGAAAAGATGAAGGAGTTGCGCAAGCAGCAGAACGATCTTATCAAGAAAGGCCGTATGGTTGAGTGCTCTCGTGTAACAGCTAAGATAAAGGAGTTTCAGGAAGCATATATCAAGGCTTATCCTGACGGTAAATATGTAAGGGGCATGGATATTATCAAGAAGATGTCTGATGATGAGAAAATGGATTGGATGATGTATGTCAACGCCATTGCTTTTTGTGCTGATATTATTCACTCATCTTCCATTGAGTTGAATGAAATGCTAAAGAAAACACTCCCCGGATCTAGCCTACAGATGTTTGAAACGCTTGAAAAGGTAGGTACTATGGCAAAGAATCAAATCCTATGGATGGATAACAATGTTGACGAGAAATACCAGGATGATTTTGCAAGATATGCTGATGAAATATCCGTGATGCTTTTATCATTTGTTAAAAATAAATTTTTGCCTAGGAGATGACACGAGAAGAGATACACAAAAATGTACTGACAATAAGGAATTATTATTTCAGTATTCAGAACAAGATTGATAGTGGATGCAATGTTTCAGAATTGGATATAGATTCTAAAACACACAACAAAATGATTGAAGATACAATAAAATCAGCCCTTGAAGATCATAAAATTATTCTTGCTTTGGAAAAATATAAACTATGAAAAAGAAAGATATAGACGAAGGATATATTGTAGGTGACTTTTATATTATTAAAAGCCCTATCAAAGAGGGATGGCTTCACATAGTGAATATAAAAACATCTTGGCAGATAAAGGTGATGATGGGAGCGAATACGGCAAAGTTTCTAAGCCTTCCCCAACAGGAGATATTTGACAGGATTAACGGAATATACATTCAATCCATGATGTCTTTATACGATTCAGATTATGCCTTGAAAATAGCTAAAGATGCTGTGTCTTATATGTCTGAAAAGGCAAAAAAGATGGGAAAGTTGGGGAATACTGAAAATGAAGATATTGAAAAGGTGAAGAAAGATGAGTTCATGATGAAGATAGCCACATCTTCCGATGAAGAAATTATGGAAATGATCGTAAATGGAGAGATAAATTACAAATATTTTAAGCAGGAACAGGAGGATTAAATCATGCAAGACTATATTTCAGATTGGTTCATTCCGATGGATTTCGGTAATGATATGCCGGAAGAAGAACCAAGTGGTGAGGATAATTTTAATTTTGATTAAGATAATTATTAACAACAATAAACATGAAAACATTTTTTGAGTGTAAAATTCGCTACGAAAAAGTAGCAGAAAATGGGATGAATAAGAAAGTAAGTGAGCAATACCTGGTTGATGCGCTTAGCTTCACTGAGGCGGAAGCACGTATTATATCGGAAATGACACCGTTTATTAGTGGCGAGTTCACTGTTTCGGACATTAAACGCTCCAATTACAGCGAACTGTTCCCCTCTGAGGAAGATGCAGCCGATTTATGGTTTAAGTGTAAGCTGTATTACATCACTCTGGACGAAAAAAGCGGAGCGGAGAAAAAGACATCATGCTATATGCTTGTTCAGGCAGCAGATTTGAGAGATGCTGTAAAGAAACTTGACGAAGGAATGAAAGGCACAATGGCAGACTATGTGATTTCATCCATAGCCGAAACCGCCATCATGGATGTATATCCGTATGAAGCGGAAAATGATTCCTGCTTATCGGAATACCCAAGTGGACACAAGACGGAAGCTGTCATAGGCGGAAAGAGCGTCATTGTAGACAAAACGGGAAATTCAACTGTAGTTTTACCTAGTTAAATTGTATATATATGGCAAACGAACAACAAAATCAGGTTTTCCATCATTGGAGAACTGGAAGTCAATCTGATTATGTGGGAGTAGAAATACTCCCTAACGGTCAGTCTATTATTGCTACAATATCCCATATCGTATGGGATGAGAATGCAAAGGTACAAGGTAGCAAGAAACCATCATGGATTGCTTACTTTAAAGAAACAAACCTTGTTCCTAAACCTATGCTGTTGAACAGTACGAACCGTAAACGCCTTACCAAGCTGGCTCAGACTGATTATCCTGAAACCATCCGTGATTTTCGTGTCATATTATGCAAGGAACTGACACGTGACCCAAGCGATGGAGGAAAGGTCTACGGATTGCGTATAGGGCGTGATGTTCCGCCACCACCACAGAAAGAGAAAATGACAGTAAACTCTGATAAATTCAAGGCTGCATTGGAAGCGTTGAAAAGTGGAAAATGCGAAATTGGATACATCACGGCAAGCTATGATGTGGACGCTGAAGCTATGAAATTGTTTAACGAATCAGTTAAAAAATAATGGAAGCGGAAGAAAAAGAAAAATTATGGCTTATGAAGAGGTGTGGTAAAATCACCTCTTCCGCCATTGGAAAACTTATGGTTTCCGGGAGAAGGGAAATGACACCTTCCGAACTAGATATTGCAAAAAAACAGGGTGTGAAGAGAAAGACAGTTGATGTTCCTTTTGGGGATACAGCTATTTCTTATCTTTATCAGGTTGCAAGGGAAAGAAGGTTAAACAAACCATGTCGACATATATCCACCTCTGACATGGAGTGGGGAAAGGATCATGAAAAAGACGCTATCGAGTGTTTTAACCATAACACGTTCTCCAGACTAATGTCCTGTGCGGATGATTTTGACGAAATTGTTTTTGTCGATAATATCTATGATGGATATGGCGATTCTCCCGATGGATATGGATTTGATGTCAATGGTAAATTATCTTATATAGCAGAAGTGAAATGCTTTACTTCTGAAAGTAAGATTGAATATTTGAGAGAAGCCACAAAGGAACAGGCTATAGAAGAATACTATTGGCAGCTAATGTCGCATTTTCTTTCCCATCCCGATGTGGATAAAATGTATTATATCGTATATGACGGTAAATCTGATGATGATCCATTTGATTTACGCCCGGTTAATGATCCGTCAAGGCTTTTGTATTGGGAACTTAACAGATGCGATTATAAAGACGATATAGACAGGATGGAAGATAAGTTACAAATGGCTCTAGCTTATCTTTCACTCAACGAACGTGATGCGAAAAAATACCCAATAAGTAAAATTAATGACTTCGTTGGTGTTTCAAATACGTAACGGGTAATTGCGGAGTTACCACAAAAAGTTAATAATATGTCAACAAATATAACATTATCTAAAGAAAGTAGTGAAAGAGAAATTAAGGCGTATTTCAATGAAATATTAAAGCTATCACAATCAGATAACGAATTTCCAGTAAATTTTGATGATGTATGGATGCTTGTTTATCAAGACAAGCATAAAGCAGTAAACGAACTTAAGGAAAAGTTTATTGAAAGTGTTGATTATCAGGCAATCACCCAAAAAGTAAAATGCCAAAATGGAATCGGTTATTCAAGAAGAATTGATTATCATATTACTGTGCCTTGTCTTGAATTTTTTATTGCAAGAAAAGTAAGATCAGTATTTGAGGTTTACCGACAAGTATTCCATCATACCGTTAATAAGATTATAGAGAATAAGTCAATTGATAATCAACCAACCATATCGGATAAAATGAATGCAGCTACATGGGCGGCAAAGTTTTTGAACTTAAATGATAATTCAAAGTTGATTATCGCAAAACAAATACTTGACCCATTAAATATATCTCTTCCAGATTATACATCATCGAAAGGGATATTAAAGTCTGCCTCTGAGTTGTTGTCTGAAAAAGGAATTAAAATTTCCGCACAGGCATTTAACAAGGCTGCTATCGAAAAAGGATACCTATGCGAATTGAGCCGAAATTCTTCACACGGTAAGAAAAAACGATTCAAATCAATCACGGAAAAAGGTCTTTCTTATGGGGAAAACCAAGTAAGCCCGAATAATCCTAAAGAAACACAACCGTTGTGGTATGAGGATAAGTTTGAAGATTTATTGTCTAAATTGTTATGACTACATTAATCAAGCACAACAAACCTAATCGTGGGGATGAAATAATCATCCCCTATCTTGCCATAGAAAACAATATCAACTTTATCATGCTCAATGGGGGTATAGGTGACGTTGAACTTATGGACGGAACGAAATGTAAGTCAATAAGCTGCACTCCTATCAAATTTGATGATGCAGGAGATGATATATATCGTATATATGGCATAGGAAAAGAAGCATGGAAAATGGCATGGCTGAAAAGAGTACATGCCATGAGTGATGAAATTGTAAAACTAAAGTTAGATTTCAATGCCAGCAATTAGCGAATTATGGATAGATTATCCAATATCTTACCGTGACGAAAAAGGAAGGTTCGTCAAAGGTCATAATTATGGATTCAAGAAAGGAAGGAAAGTATCGGATGAGGAACGTGAAAAGAAAAGAGTTATTATGAAGGAACTCATTAAAAAACGAAAGGAAAACGGTTCTTATCTCGGTCATAGAAACAATACAAGGGCTGTCATTGCGATAGAGGATGGCACGAACAGATTTCTATGCTTTGAAGCCTGTTGTGACTGTGAGAGGAAATTAGGTATGCCACAACGCTCATGCAGTTCTTTCTGTAAGGGGAAAAACGGGCATAGATGGAGAAACTTTAAATTGTTTTACGAAGATGAATACGGATTACGTTGACGAATTTGAAAACTACGACAGGAAGCTAATCAAACTAAATAGTGACACTGCCATTTTGCTGCATATATTTAAGAAAAAACCAAACCACCACTTCGAGGATTGGATGGTTCTTCAAGACAATGAGGAATATTTCAAAAAGGAATGTATTCCTGATTATGAAGATTCCGCCAGGCAGTTTGTCAAGCAGTTTGAAGGAGAAGAGTGCATGGCTTTTGTGATTGCATTGAAAAAAGAACTTGAAAGAATCATACAAGAAGATGAGTACAAACGAAATAAAGCTAAGAGATTACCAGGAGGTGGGGATAACCCGTCTGAGAAATGCCCTGACTAATCATAAGCACGTCATATTTTCAGCCTGTGTAAGTTACGGCAAAACGGTCATAATGAGTTTTATGGCTAAAGGTGCTGTTGAAAAGGGGAATAAGGTGCTTATCGTATCCCACAGATCTGAACTTATGACACAGACAGGGGGAACGTTGGAAAGAGTTGGCATACAGGCTGAATACATCTCTCCTAAACACAGGAACATACCTAAAGGTCTAGTAGTATCCGCAATGGCTCAAACTCTCCGTAGAAGGCTCGAAAAACCCGAATGGGTTGAATGGGTTAAGAGTGTATCTCTCTGTCTGATAGACGAAGCACATTCGTCTGACGCGGATTATCTCTTTGAATCTGGTTTGCTTGATGATAAGTATGTAGTAGGTCTTACAGGAACCCCGATGAGAAGTGGGAACCAAAGGCAGCTTGGTATGAACTATGAAGAGATTGTAGAAACCGCCCAGATACAGGATATGATGGACCGGGGAAACATAACCAAGTTGAGAACGTTTACGGTTGATGCGCCCGACTTGTCTAAGGTTAATACCGATTATCGCACAGGTGATTTCGATAGCAGGCAGATGGGTGCGGTGTTCAACAAGTCTGTACAGTACAAGGGGGTGATTGAAAACTATATGCGTATCTGCCCGATGAAAAAAGCAATCTGTTTTGATGCCACACAGGCAAATGCGATAAGGATGTGCGCTGAATTTAATGAAGCTGGCATTCCCGCAAAATTCCTCATATCAGGTATAGATAAGAATAAGCCGGATGAGTTAGCATTATATGAAAGATACAAGCATCTTACAGGAAACAGGGAACAGCTTATCAAGGATTTCCATGACGATAAATTCACCGTTATATGCAACAGTGGTATCTTATCTACGGGATACGATGAAACAAGTATAGAGGTTTGCATATTAAACCGTGCTACACAATCCGTTCAGTTTTATATCCAGGCAACTGGCAGGGCTATACGGCTTCACCCAAATAAGACAGAAGCATTTCTCCTAGACTTCGGTGGTAACATATCACGGCTCGGCAAGTTTGAGAAAGAACGTAAATGGGCTTTATGGCATAACAAGGGGAAATGTGAAGGGATACAAGGAGTGAAAGAGTGTAAACAGTGTGGTAAATATATTGCCATAACCGCTTCGGAATGCCCTTTCTGCGGATATGTATATCCTACCGAAAAGGAGATAAGGATGGCGGAACTGCAAGAACTGGTAGGAGATTTAAAGTTCGAGCAAATGACGCCTACTCAATTTTTCCAGTATGCGGAACTTAAAGGATACAATACTTATTGGGCAATACGGCAGTTGTATATCAGAAATACGGAAACTGATTTTCGTAAAGCCATGAAAGAATGCGGATATTCCAGCAAGTTTATATGGGGTTATATTCAAAGAAACAAAAAATAACATTTAATTATGGGAAAAAATTTACTTAACAGCGATGGTAAAATTGCCTTGTTTCACGAAACGATAAGGCTTGACTTTAATCTGCCCAAATACTCCGTTATAGAGCAGAAAGATCCTAATCCAAGTGTAATGTCTTACGATTTCCTAAAACAATACATGGAAAGCAATGACAAGGAAGGAGTGGCGGAATTTAATCTTACCGTTTCACCGACAATGCTTGATTCTGTAAAAACAAACCAGGAGCACAAGCAAGTAAGAACCTCTCTTCTTGGCATAAACCATAAGGAAAACTCATGGTTTAAAAAGATTAAGGACTATGTAGACGAATACAGAAGATCCAAGTTTGATGTGATACATTTCTTCTCTGAGGTGAAGATACAGACAGAAAACGAGATGAAGCAATACAGGGATAGGATAAAAGACTATATACTGATGCTAGGTTATGCTGAAAGATCAGGTCAATATGCCTTGAAAGAAAAACTGTTCCGAAATATGGTGATATGCAAATACGAAAGCATATTGTTCAGCAAAGGATTATACAAGGCTATATCAGAGGAAAATCTTATGAAGTTTGCAAAAGGATGTCCGAAAAATCTATGCCTTGATTATATTTCTGACTATACTAGAATCATACCATTTGACATAATTAGGAAAAAGACTGACATAGACAAATATGAAATATTCGACAACTATGTTATCCTCCATTATGACTTTGATAATAACGGAACAGATTTACCGTCTGACAAGAAAAAAGAAGAGGTGGAAAAAAGAAAAGACCCTATTCTGTTTGGCGTTATTGCAGGAAGCAACAAACTATACTTCATAGGCGACTGGATTGACGAGTATTGCGATTTGCGGTTCGATGATGTGGTAAAACAATGCACGGACGATTTCTTGTCAGAAAACATTTCTTTGGATGATCTTGCAAAATAGCAATACAAAGCCTTGCAGAAACGGAGAGTATTGTTGCTGTCGCTGCAAGCATAGATACACGGTTATTGTGGATGGATTGTTTGTTGGATACGTCTGCTATATTCCTTGGTTTGATAAACATGTTGCCATGAAGATAAGAAATAGCGGACATGACATGTGTGAAGGATTTGAGATGGTTGATAACAAACTTTAACCTTTTATTTTTCTCATATATGCCATTTCGTGATACCTTTGCCAAATACAATTTTTTTTATTATGGCTGAGGAAAAACGGTCTGCGGAAGAAAAGAAAATGCAGAAAGATATAGTAGTTAGTTATAGGAACGAGAAGGAAGGTAAAGGATGCAGGGGATTGCTTGTAGCATTCTTTTCCGAACTTCTCCATCCTGCTGTAAGTGGTAACAAGTCGGCTGAGTTCCGTGCTCTAGGAGCAAAAAAAAGTATGCCTGACCTTGCTTATATACATGACGGTAAGATATATGGCATAGAACTTAAAATGCCTGACAGTAACCATGACCGTAATCATATAATAGAACAGGCTGATGTGATGGCTACATATTTCTTTAGAGGATATTTTGTATGGTCTAAGGAAATGTTGTGGAATATACTTGACGCTATCGAGTGTGGTCAGCCGGGGATGTCAAATACACTACAGATAAAAGATTATTGTATGCGTAACAGCACTACAAAGGTAAGTTTTGAAAAAATAATTAAAGAACTGTTTCAATGAAAGTTATATATAACAAAATAATTCCATTTAAGGGGTACAAGTGTATAAATTTGTTTGGTATTCTTTTCGTAAGAAAAGGATGTACGATGCGTGAAAGCGATTACAATCACGAAGAGATTCATACAAAACAAATGAAAGAACTTTTGTATGTTCCGTTTTACATTTTGTATCTTTTGGAATGGCTGTACAGGCTTACACAAAAAGGTAATGCGTATAGAAACATATCGTTTGAGAAGGAAGCCTATAATAACGAGAACGATATGGATTACATTGATAAAAGAGAACATTTTTCTTGGATTGAATACATTTGAATTTTACATTTATGAATAAGATAGTTTTTGATAGAAAAGTTTTATATTCAACGTTAAACTCAGCCAAAGCCTGTCTTTCCGATACAGGCTTGACGATATTGAAATGTTTCCGTTTTAAATATGTATCATCAGAAAATTCAATAGAGGTTACTTCATACAACAACCTTAATGAGATGCGTTTGATTATTCCAGTTGTTGATTCAGACTGCAATGACGGACAGGAGTTTGCAGTAGACGGGATAAGACTTGTAAAGCTGCTCAAAACAGTAAAGGATTCCATTGTTACGGTAAAGATATATGATAAGGATATAATATTCTCTTACAATGGCAGTGAAGCGTCTTTCTTTGCGGAAGATGTAGAATCTTATCCTGATATTAAAATGGGTAAGCGTGGTACCGGGATAAGGGTCAACTTGAACAGGAATGATCTGTATAGAGCATTAAAAAGGAACATAGGATTTAATGATATCAGTGACGTTGTGACCAGCCTTAGTGGAGTGGGGATAAATTTTATTTGTTCCAATAATTGCATTGATATATGTTCGTCCGATAAGATTGTATTTGTAAGAGATGTTATAGAATGTCAGCCGGATATATCAAAGGACTTGTGCATAAATGTAATGCCTACTTCGGTAAAGGAAGCGTTATCCTTTCTTGAAATGTTGTCAGAAGAAAATGTAACTGTTTCTGTATCTGATGATGAAAGGGTGATGTCCATATCTTATGGGGATTTCGGTTCTGTCTTTAATTGTACGCTGATGGAGGTTAAGTTTGTAAACTACACACCATTGGTAAACAATATAAAATCAAACTTTAATTACTTTATAAAAGCAAGAACTAGCGACTTGATAGATTCCCTTTCAAGAATAAAGGTAATGTCAGATGTGTATAATATATCACATTTTGTTTGCAGGGAGGGAGATAATAAAATGGATATAACATACACAAATGATGCAGGGTATAAAATATCGGAAAATGTCGGAATTGAAGGATATTGTCAAGGGTGTTTGGATTGCAATCTGAATATTGAAAAGATGATTAACGCATTGAAGGTATTTCCTGGGGATTATGTCACATTGGCATACACTAATCCTGAGAATAATGCTCCTATATGTATCATTAATGAAGAGGGAGATTATAAATTAATGGGCGTAGTAAACATTTTTAAGAGTTGATAACTATCGTTTAGCCTATCGAATATACAGTTTTATTATTTTTGCAACAAAAATATATAACTTATGGAAAACGAAGAAAGAACAATTCAGATTCTCGCTGAAACAATAGATAGGTTAAACAAGACGATAGAATCACAGAACAGTCTGATTGAGGATTTAAAAAACAGGCTTGAAACAATTCAGAACGAATATAGCCCTTCAATTATGACTGTAGGCGTATTGATAGAAAAGTTGAATAATACAAAGACAAGAAGCGGAAAGGTAAGATTTGAAGCATTATCAAAACATATAATGCCATATCTTACCAATCAGCTTTATGACGAGTATGATTTTAATGATACCATCCCTACCTTCAAGGAAGTTCCATCTATTGAAAAGCCTGTAAATCGTGATATGATAGATGATATGATCAATGTTATAAAGTCAAAGAGAAAGATAAGTGAATCATCTCAAAAGGCATATCTTTTAATGCTTAAAAGAATATTGTCCGAATCAAAAGAGATGAGCAAATATATCAATGATTATATTATCTCACTCAACGTAAAATCTCCTTCAAATATATCTCTTACGGATGAAGAAATAGAATTATTCTGGAATGTCGAGCCGTTTAACGTTACAGAAAAAATAGTAAAGAAATTGTTTCTGATTCAATGCTATACTGCCATGAGATATTCCGATATTTTCAGATTGAAAGATTCTATGATGGAAGGAAATGTTATTTCGTATATATCAAAAAAGACAGGTAAGAACGTTGAGGTTCCCGTACCTTCCAAGATTATAGAAATGATAAAAGAGGTTAGATCGTTCGATAAATACAACATAGAATCTTCCTTAAAGACTACTATGAATGAAGTTCTACCAACTCTTGGATGTAGAGCAGGTATAAACAAGCAGGTATTTGTAAGACGGGCAAATGTACTTATGAAAGGGCCGAAGTACCAGTTCATCAAAACACATACAGGACGTAGAACAGCTATTACCAGATGGGCTAATATGGGAATACCAGAAGGAGAACTGAAATCTATGGCTGGTCATTCTGATATAAGAACCACGAACAGATATATTACTGCAAGCGTATCAAATAAAACCAAAAATATTTTAACTGATGGAAATATTGGAGAATGTGCTGTCGATTGAAAAAACGAAACACCTGCAAGAACTTGGAGTGAATACAGGTAATGCATCAATGACTTGGATGTTATATCCTTATGAGGAAGGCAAACAACCACAATTATCTTTACGAGAGTGGAGAACTTTCAAGGAACCGTTCAGAAAAGAACATTGTATTCCTGCATTTACTTTGCTTGACATCCTGGAACTGTTACCAAAAGAGATAGAAACAGGAACGGATACTTATTGGATTACAATGTATTTTAGTGACAATTGTTGGCATATATGTTAGGTATTAATAAACAAATGAACACCATTATAAAAATTTAACACATAATATTTCCCAATGTCATTATATAGTAGTATATTTGCTTCATACAGGGATAGGAACGGAGTAGCTACCTTCCGACAAGCTGAAGTCAGTACGGCTTCCCTGTTCTCCTTTTTACTGGCAAAACATAATACTGGCTAATATGCAATTAGTTTATAAATTTGACATCAACCATTCTGACAGGCTTTGCGCTATCTGCCGTGTCACGAACAACCTGTACAACCAGGCGTTGTATATTGTCCGTAACGAGTTGAAGGATAACGACAGGTGGCTGTTCTATCCCGACTTGGACAGGATAATGAAAAATGTCACCAACCTTGAAGGTACGGTAAATTACAGACTTGTGAAATCACACGTAGCCCAACAGACATTGCGCATACTTGACAAGGCAATGAAGGGATATGTCAAGGCAGTAAAGGATTGGGCGAAGAATCCAGGGAAGTATAACGGTAAACCCGAACTGCCATGCTATCACAAACGTGGTGGGATGAGCAATGCTATATATACCAACCAGTCGTGCAAGATACATGACGGGTATATAATACTTGACCGTGACTTGAAAATACCCGTTCCTCAATGGGAAAAGTACAAGGACAGAATCGAACGGTTCAAACAGGTTAGGATAATTCCAAAACGTACATACATGACCGTGGAGGTTGTATATGATTGTGTCTGTTCGGATAATGTCGGTACGGGTATGGCTTCAATAGACTTGGGTGTGAACAACCTTGTCACACTGGTTTGCGGATGCAATGCGCTGCTGTTTTCAGGAAAGGTTGTCAAGTCATATAACAGATGGTTTAACAAAACATTGTCCATGCTGCAATCCATAAAGGACAGGCAGGGGATAGACAAACTGACAAACAGGATGAGAAAGATGTATGATAAACGTGAACGGTTTATGAATGACGCGATGCACAAGACAAGCAGGCGTATCGTTGATTATCTTGTATCACACCATATAGGCACTCTTGCTGTAGGCTACAACAAAGGATGGAAGCAATCCGTTAATATGGGCGGAGTAAACAATCAGAAGTTTACATTCATCCCTTTTGCGAGGTTGAGAAGCTGCCTTAGATACAAGTGCGAGCTTGCAGGTATCAGCTATGTCGAACATGAGGAAAGCTACACTAGCAAATGTGACGCTCTAGCTATGGAGGATATATGCAAGCATGATAGCTATCTCGGCAAGCGTGTCAAGCGAGGACTGTTCAAGTCGGCAGTTGGAAAAGTTATCAATGCTGATGTGAACGGTGCGCTTAATATTGGTAGAAAAGTATTCGGTGATTCATTTATGATAACTGATAGTGGGCGTTGGTATCGCCCCGAACGGGTTAACGTTCTAAAATGTGTGTAAAGATGTACATTAATGCCTGATCATTCTAGGTTTGTTGAGATGAAAACAAATGAGTATAAAGAAACATGGCTTTTTGATTCGGAAGATGATATCCCGTATTTTTCTTTTAAGAGTTGTTTGGTATGTGAAGATTATAGGGATATCGTCTTGGATTGCTCTGATGATGACATTACAAGTATAATGAATGCAGTTAGTCTTTTTAGTCGTTTTGATATCTGTGAGTTCTTCAAAATTCCTTCATACAAAATTGAGGAAGATGGAACTATACATGAGAGAACTTTTGCAGACAAGGAGATGGATAAGGCTTCAAACAGCGTGATGATTGATGATGTTCGTTCTACTATGATTCATGTTAACAGGAAGATTCATTCTTTGGTTGACTACATAAAGAGCATTGACGAGGATAAATTTGATGAGAGCGTTGTGACAAAGATAGAAAGGGGTGTATTTGAAATACTTATGGATGGGGGTGTATCATGACAAATATGAAAAAATCAACAATAAATCTTATGGAAGAATTTATTCATGAAGCAACTCCCGAATTAATATTAAATGATTGTATAAATTTTGGAATAGAATTAGATAATATAACTAGTGTTACTCCAAAGAAAGTAAAGGAATATATTGAAATGAAAAAGTACATTGGAACAAAACAGATTGAGGCAGAACCTATGACAAGAGGTGTTGCGTGGGGAAAACATCTTCTTAGAGAAAAACAGTCAACGGAAAATTTCGATGATGAGGGTTATCATGTTCGTTATGAAGATGGATACGAAAGCTGGAGTCCTAAAGATACGTTTGAAAAGGCGTATAATATTGCCGAAACAACAGTTGACCGTATGCAGATAGAAGCCGAAGAACTCAATGAAAGATATGTAAAGTTAGCCGCTTTCATAGATTCAGGGAAAATGGATGAAGTCGTTAATGATATGTACAACAAGTGTTTACTGGAAATGCAGTGTTGTACTATGTTCGACTATATACGGCTTCTTGATACTCTCATACAGCGTATGCAAGGTTCTGATGGTGCAAAAGTAATAAAGATGAATTTTGGTATGGCTATTATGGCTCTCAAAGCAGGTTATCCAATTCGTAGAAAGGGCTGGAACGGGGAAGGATTAATGGTATTCAAAAAGGTTCCAGCTCATATAGAGAGTGATGTTATTCCAAAGATGCAATCTCTTCCGCAATCAGCAAAAGACCTTATTATGAAAGGTAAGGGCTTTATTGACTATACGAGTCAATGCCTTATTTACAACGAGAACACCGGGCGCGCTGATTCATGGGTACCGTCTATCAGTGATATATTTGCCGATGATTGGGAGATTGTTGTTTAATTTTGGCTTAATTCGCAATAATTATTATCTTTGTGGTGATTTTGCCACCATAAAAGATCCTTAAAACAATATTTGTCTTATGGACTGTTGTTTTAATTTTGAATCTTTTCATATCACATAAAAGGGGTGTTTTATGGGTCAATATCCATTTAGCCATAATCACCCCTTATTTACTAAACACATGAGAAAAAAAGAGCTTCTTAAAAAAATGAGAGAATATCAGTCTTGGCGGAAAGGTGCTGATATTCCCATGATGCCACCATCCGAAGTAACTAGGATGATTGATTCTGCAATAACGGTGATAGAAAAGTCTGATACAAGCAAGGCGAATGCCGTGCTGTTTAAGAAAGAAGTGATAGACAAACTTCACATCACTGTCGGTGCTCTGATTTTGGACGGGTATGACGAGTTTGATTCCTGTGTAAAATATGTTAATGATTTAATACGTGAGTTAGATGAAAATTAATTTGTTTGTAAACGGAAATTTGGTGTGCGACCGAAGCGAAGCGAGGGAGCACAGGGGCAGTCTAGCTGCACAGGGGCAGTCTAGCTGCACAGGGGCAGTCTAGCTGCACAGGGGCAGTCTAGCTGCACAGGGGCAGTCTAGCTGCACAGGGGCAGTCTA